ATGGCAACCATCGAAAAGCGAAACGGAAAATATCGAGTCAAAGTCCGTCTGAAAGGCGTTACCAAGTCAGAAACATTTACCCTAAAGTCTGATGCTGTCGCATGGGCAGCGCGGACTGAAGCGGCAATCTTGGACGGCGTACAGGGCAATGCGCCCAAAAGCCTATATTTTGCCGATTTGCTGACACGATACCGGGATGAAATTACGCCCACGAAGCGAGGCAATAGGGCGGAAACATACCGGCTGAATCGTGCGTTACGATCCGATTTGGCCGATATAAAAGTCAGTGACCTGCGCCCTCATCATTTTGCCCAATGGCGCGATAATCGCAAAAAAGAAGTACAGGAAGCAACGGTCAGACGTGAGCTTGAAACACTGTCGGCCGTCTGTCAAATGGCGGTCAAAGAATGGGGGCTTTTGCCGTCAAATCCTTTATTGCAAATCAGACGGCCTGGTAAGGGCAAGGCGCGGAACTACATACCGCCAGATGATATTGTCTTGGCTGTTGTGCGTGAGCTTGGTGTAGCTGACGGCGTGCCGATAATCACGGCAAAACAGCGTATCGGCTTGGCTGTCTTGTTTGCGATTGAGACGGCAATGCGTGCCGGGGAAATCTGTAACATGAATTGGCGTGATGTGCATTTAGCCCGGCGCGTGGTGCATTTGCCGATGACTAAAAACGGTAGCAGTCGAGACGTGCCACTGTCTAAAAAGGCTATGGCGATATTGGATAGACTGCCACGGTCTGAGAGTGGTTCTGTGTTTGATATAAGCTCCCACACGCTTGACGTGATGTTCAGACGTGCGAGGGCAAAGGTTGAGGGGGCTGAGGGCTTCCACTTTCACGATACGCGCCATAAAGCCCTGACACGAATGGCCGCTATGGTTGAGCCTATGCAACTGGCTAAAATCAGCGGCCATAAGGATTTGAGAATCCTGCTCAACGTGTACTATAACCCTGATATCGGCGAACTTGCCGATTTGCTGGATTGAAAAAACCGCCTGTTACGGCGGTTTCTCTATTTTTGACGGTGGCGGCGGATAAATTCATGGACTTCTGCTTCCGGCCATAGAAATTTACGCGGCGAAATAACAAAAGGCTTTGGGAATCCTGCCCGCTTGCACGTCTGATTGACGAATGTTGCGCGTTTGACGTGTAGCAGGTCGGCACATTCTTGAGATGTGAGGTACATATTATCTTCTTCCCTTTCTAATCTTCATCAGGCGGCATTTCCGCCGCCTGTCGGATTGGTAGTTATTCAGACGCCGGCGCATGGCCTGCCTTTAAAAACTTCGCCAAATCAGGCTTAAAGTAGCCGTCCGCCTTGGCGATTTTGCCGTTTTCGTCAAATACCGGCACGCCGTCCTTGAACTTGCTCCAGTTGGATTTATTCACTTCGTCCAACGCGCCGACCATATCAAAGCCCATCATGTAGCCCACGCCGATTGCGGTTACAATCTGATCGCAAAGCGCGTCTAGCAGTTCAGTGCTTCGGTTTTGGCTTTCTTTCACAAATTCAACGGTTCGGACGGTGGTTTGTTCTTTGACTTTGAATTTATTTGCGTAGGTTGCAATATGGTTTCTTAAGTGAGTACCGCGCATTAAAGCTTCTTGCATTTCTGCGATTTCTTCAAAATGGCAACCAATTTGGACGGCGATGTCGTCTGTTGTCGGCTTCGGCTTTGCCACCTTAAACCATTCGATGATGTCTTTAATATTCATTTGATAATCCTAAATAATTTCCGCTTGTACCAAGTCTTTGCGGAATTGGTTGTAATCAATCAGGCTGATTCCCGTGTTTTGCTCAAACGGGATCAGGATTTTTTGCATGGCCGTCTGAATAAAATCTTTCAGTCGGTTAAAGTCAGCAAGCGCCTTGTAGCCGTCTTGGCGCAATTCGGGGATACTGCTTACCGGCTCAACCGCATTGTTACACTCTGCCACGCGGAAGAAATGCCAAGCTGCATTTAATACTTCTTCGCGCAATACGTTCTCTTTCTCGTGTATCTTCTTGGCGATAGCTCGCAACGATTCGCCGTTGATGATGTCGAATAACGCCTGAATGTAGCGTTTTGGGCGGTTGTACAGGCTGGCGGTGTATAGTGCGATTTGCACGCTCGCGCAATACAAGCCGATTTTAGAAACGGTACGCTCCGGGATAATCTCGCCGTACGCTTCCTGATACTCTGTCAGGCGAAGCACTGGCTTTAAAATCTCACGGCGTTGATTTGGCGACAGGTCGTCTGATTCTGATAGCTTTTCAATAGCCGCTTGCGCTTCGTTGGTTGTCTTACTCAAGTCGCTGTCTGAGTAGATACAGGCAACGACACGCATTGCGCGGATAAGTTTCTCAAACACGGTTACGCTGGTTTTGTCGTTTTCGTAAACCAAAGCCTGATAGTGCATGAGATTTTTAATGTTTTCGGTCAATTTGCTGTCTAAGTCTTGAGGCGCACCGCTTCGCAATGACAGCTTGTTTTGCACTTGGATAACGGCAATATTTGCCAACTTGTTGAGGTCGGCGCGTTGGTTGCCGATATTATCCCGTGCGTATTTCTTGACGGCTTGTTCTTTCTTCGCCGCCTTACGCGCGGCCATCATTTCGCTTGCTTTCATAACAACCTCTATTTAATCGTAATAGTTCCGCTTGTGAGCAGATACGTCCAAATCAGCAAATGTCCAAAGCCAAAGGCGGAAAGTGTAAAACCTGATGGGCTCAAACATTTGATAGCTTCTGAAAATTTCTGCTTTTCAATCAAATACTTCATTAATACTGAGGAACAATCTGATAAAACCGCAAACCATAAAAACAAGACGATGATTTGCATTGTTGTTGTCGCTGTCATTTTCGTTTCCTTTTTTTGAAGCCGTCCTCTCAACGGCTCGGACGTTTTAGGCCGTCTGCCTGGGGTTGGTTAATTTACTTTCCCTTTCAGGAACTCTTGGTTATTAATCATGGTTTGCGCGGTAACAATAAAGCCGCTCGGATTTTCTTTGATATGTTTTGAAATATCGTTAATAAAAACTGATACTAATGCCGCCGATAAGTAAGCGATTTTTTCAGTTACGCTATCGCCATGTACTTGGTTAATATCAGGTGCTTCTAAATCAACGCCTACATCATCGGCGGAAATTTTGAAAATATATTCAGTCATTTTTAATCCCTACCGTTAATGTATTCTTCAATAATTCTTGTGGCTTCGATTAACTTTTCTTCGCCAAGTTTTAGTTCATAAATTAATGATTCAAAACCGCTAATTGCATCGCCTACCATACTTTGTATTTCGTTTATATAAAACGAATAGTCATCATCTTCTTTCAATGCGTCATAACATAATTCATCAATGTTTTTTAATGATTCTTTTATGTATTTTAAATAACTCATTTTTTACTCCTTAAAACGGCACATCGTCCGAAATATCGTCTTGTGCCTGTGCTTGCTGTGGTTTCTGCGCTGGTGTTTGTGCATTGCTGCCCAACATCTTCATTTCGTTGGCGATAATCTCGTAAGCCGTGCGCTCCATGCCGTTCTTGTCGGTGTACTTACGGCTTTGGATTTTGCCTTCCAAGTACACCTGACTGCCTTTTGTCAGGTATTTGCCTGCAATCTCGGCAAGTTTGCGGTACATGGTAACGTTATGCCATTCGGAGCGCTCCTGCTTCTGTCCGTTGCTGTCTTTCCAGCTTTCACTAGTCGCTACGGAAAAGTTACAGACGTCCTCTCCGTTGGGCATATAGCGTATAGTTGGTTCTTGACCAAGACGGCCAATCAGGATTACTTTATTCAGCATGGTTTACCTTTCTCAAATTCATGTTTCAATTTTTCGGCATACTCAAAGCACGCTTCTGCTTTTCGCTTGATTTGGTTGATTGCGTTTTCATCGCGGTACACTGTGATTGTTGTCAGTCGTTTTTCAAACGGCAGACGCTCAACCGCTTCAACTAAATTAGCTACATCGTCATAAGGCTTTAAAAGCTCTTCGGGCGTTGGGAAAATCCAAAAATCAATATCAGCCTTTTCACAATCGAAAAGCCACATATAGCCTTGCATTTGCCACCCATAGCCTGCCTTTTCTGCTTTGGCTTCGGCTTCTTCTTGAAAGAATGGATGTGTGCCGATGTCCCATGAGCATTTTGTATCAATGATTGTTTTACGCTTCGGATCGTAAATATCACATTCGCCTGTAATCCAATTATTGACGCGCCGTTCGGTGTTTTTCTTGTACATCAAGCCGCGAATCAGGCCGCTGCAACGGATTGCTTCATCTTCAAGCAATAACCCTTTTTCGGTTTCTTTGCTCCCTGTGAAGCTCTCGAAGCCTGAATATTCGTTCTTCAGGCGTTCGATAACGTAAGACTTGGCCGTCTGTGTTAATCCGTTGGCTTCTTTTTCGGCCTTGCTTTTTGGCTCACCGATAATCTTGTGAATTGATGAACATCGGATTCTCATAATTTATCCAATTCCGCTTTCTGTTCTTCTGATAAGTCGTAACTGTTTAAGACAGTCTGAATATCAATATCGCCTGTGCTGATGTTTTCTTTGAGTTGCTCAAACATTTCATCGGAAACCGCCATTTTTGGCGTTTCTGCCGGCATGGGCTGGTTATCGATATATTCAAACTCTTCGGCCTCTACGTCTTTTACGATTGCTTGGTCGGCTAAAACCGCCTTTTGCATTTCAATTGACAGCGGGGCTTGCTGGGAAAGCAGCAGCTTGATAACTGTCTTCTTCGCCATTGCCTCGAAGTTGTCAGCCCATACGCCAAAGCCGCGCTTGTATGTTTGGCTGTATCGTTTAGCGTGTGCTTCCAGTTCTTCCATCGTCATTGTCAGATTCGCTTCATAGCCGTTCAAAAGCTGGAAATAGGCGATATAGCCGATGATTTGTCCGCTTGGCTTTCGTGGAATGAGTGAGGTCAAGCGTTGGTAAACATCTTCTTCTGCGTCTGTGTCATAAACGGGGCAGGCATTGATTCGTTTGAACTGTCCGCTTCGTTGTGCAAGCTGAATGAAGCCTTTATAACCAAGCTGAAACTGCGCTTCTGTAACGTTCTCCTTGCGGTTTTGAAAGGGGACGATGTACGCAAAGCCTAAGCTGTTGTTAATCGGAAGATTAAGCGTTGCAGCCATGCAAGCTGCGTTAAATACAGATTTTGGCGTTGCGTTTTGTAACAGGCTGTTTGAGTTGACAATCTGCATTGCAGATGTTGCGAAACTTGCAAAGTTTTTGCCAATGAGTTCTTGCATTTTTCGTTTAGCTGCGTCGCTGTCGAAAAATTGTTTAATCGCCATTGCGTTTGTTTTTGCTGGGTGTGTCATTTTTAATTTCCTAAGAGTTTGTTGAAATACTTTTCAGCCGCTGCCTTTGTCTTGAATGTCTTTTCATTGACTTTCTTGCGCCCTGCGTTCTTTTTGAGGATTAGTGCGTGGGTACTTCGGGCGAATGTATCAACGTCTTGCCAAACGTGCCAAATGCCGTTTTCGTTTCTCATGCGCGCGCCGCAATGCTTGCTGATATGGCTATGGCCTTTTGGTTTGGCCACATAACAGGATGTCAGAATGTGTTGCATGGCTTAATCTCCGCGTCTCCCATGACTTTCATGTTGTCCGGCATGGTTTCGTATGTTTGTTCAATTTCTTGCATTTGGCTGATTGTTTCAGGTTCTACCGGCTTTTCTGCTTTGCCGGAAAAGCTACAAGCCGCGATTGTGATTGCTGACACGGCTAAAACTGTTCTGATTGCGTATTTCATTTTTTTGCCTACTGCGAAAGTTGATTGATATCGAAGATTCCGTATTGCGCGGCAGTCAATACCGCGCGGCTGTGGTCGGTTTTGCGCTCAAGCCGTGAGACCATCTCGTTAAAGTGTCTCAACAGAATCAGCCGGGCATTGCCTAACATGATGTCAGGGTGCTTTGCGCCAGCATTGCACGGCATTGCCTTAATCTTTGAGTTAAAGGGCAGGGCGATGACCTTCTGCATAAATTCGCGCCGCGCCTGCTTTGCTTCGTCCGTCAGGTATTGGGTTAATGCTTTCATGCCGCTTCCTTCCATTGGTTTGCCAGTTCGTCGATTTTGCTTACTCGTAAATCAGCGTGATTTGATTGAGTTGCCCAAATCAGCGCTTCTTTAATTTCTTCGTTCTCGTACTTGTTGTTACTCAATTCGAGAAATTCCGCGCCGTCTAACAGGTAAGTCCGCCATTCGCTATCATTCTGCGAGTATTCCAATTCATCACATTGGATAGCGCATTTGCGAAACTCGTAGGCTTCCTTGATGACGTGTTGCATGATTCGCGCGTGGAACAATTTGAAATTCTTCCGGTTGTCATCTTCTCTGCGTTCTTCGATCGCAATTTCTGCGTCTCGCAATTCTTCGCGCCGGTACATTTCGTCCATTCCCCAATCAGGGCGGCTTGTTTCATAGATTCGCATTTGTCGTTTCCTTGTTTGGTATCGGTAGAGGAAGGGGCTTGATGTTTCTCCGTGCCGTTGCCCTTGCTTGCCTGTGGTGTTGCTAGGCAGTAAGCCTTGTGCCCTCGTTTTGGCATTAGCTCACCCTATCTACCGATAAACTCTTTCACGTTGTCTTATTTAAGCGACCGAGACAGCCGCTTAAATAAGCCCTCTTTGTTCAAAAGGGCTGTAACCGTCATAGGCTGTTATCTTTTAGGCCGCCTTTCGCCTGTAACCGTTTGTTCGATTTCCCCCATGCTTTACCATGTCTTGCTATCGGCTTTGCCTACCTGAAGGGCGGTTACTACGCTTTCAAATTTTTAAAGAACGATGTAAAACTCTTTATTGAAACCGCCTCGCTTGAAGCGGCTTGGGTAAAGTTTCTTACTTAGATTGGTTCGATGAAATTCCATTTGTCGGCTTTTATGGCGATGCGGCAGGCGTCTTGGTAGTTGCCTTCCACTTCTTCAAGCATCGGGCTGCCCACCCACTCGATCCATGTCCGTTTCTTTTTTCCCTTACCTTCTTGCATGATTCGGCCTACTGTGCTTTCTTGATTGGTGTTCCAGTCGTTAAACTGCATGATGTTTGCTGAATGTTTCATTTTGATTCCTTTCGCGTCGGTGTTTTGCTTCGATGTGTGTATAGTACAAAAATACTTAAAACCTGTAAAGTACAAAAATACTTAAAATAGTATAAAAATACTTGAGTATTTGATTTTAAAGAGAATTTATTTTTATGTTTTTAAGTCTAATTGTACTTATAAGCAACAAAAGAAAACCGCCCATACAGGCGGCTTTGTCGGTTTTGCGTTGTTTTCAGGTTTAGACGGCAAAAAAAAGAAAGCCCGCATAATGCGGGCGGTCTTGAGGACTGTTAGTCGCAGGCAAAGTTTCTGATGATTGCGTCGTCCTTGTTGCGGGCAAGCTGTATACGTTGCTCCTCCAGGTCGCCCAATACGTCAAACAATGCCTTTTGTGTGCCTTGTCTGGATGCTCCGGGGGTTCGTAGGCAAACAATATTTCAGAACGGTCGATGTATCCGCTGCGCCGCAACCGTTTTATGCTGGCAAGCCACTTATCCGACTTGTGATAGATGTCGGCAGGGTCTTTTTGTCCGAAATATATCGGCTTAATGATTTTCCGTATTTCGCCGTTTTCCGCCTTTTGCACTAAGGGGATGGAGGCGTGAAAGCCTGACGGGTCGCCGATTGTGCTTTCTTTGAAGGGGTATACCGTCCGAAGCGGCTTTAACATTGCCTGTATTTGGCGGGTAAGTTCTACTTCGGGTTGGTTTTTGGCAAAGCTGTGGGCGACAAAATAATCAAACAGGCGGTTCAATTCCTGCTCCCTGTCGGAGGCGAGGGTTACGCCCGGTTGGGTGGCCATAATCAGGGCTTCGCGCGGGCGGGTCAGATGGTCAAGCATGGCGCGTATCTGATCGGGCGTGGAGTGTGCCGCCAGGTTTCTAATCCGCTGTAATTCTTCTGCAAAGGCATGGGTTGCCGCTTTATAGATGGACGGCTCGAAGTGGCGGAAAAAACGGCTCAATCTGCCGTAGCGATGTTCGATTTTAAAGTCGAAGTAGCCGCTTTGGGGGTGGGTTATGATGATGCCGATGTTGGCAAATTCGCGCGTTTGGACATAGGGCATAAACCGTATGACGGCAAAACGCATGGCATATTGGTTCATGAGATGCTCCAAAGTGTTCCGTTATCAATGCGGCGGACGGTTTCGTCGGTATAGTTGTGGTTATAGGCGGCGGGTAGATCGCGCTCTTCGTTTGCCCATGCCCACTCTAGCGGCAGATTATCACACGCTTTTCTGTAGGCTGGCAATGCGTTTTTCAGCCATAATTCCATCTCTTCCTGAAGCACCCAGTCTCCCAAAACCTGTTTAAATGCCGATGAGAAAATATGATTTTGCAGGAAGTTTTTTGGATTGAAGCCGGTGTCGAAGGCGCAGTTATGGTCGATGACGATTAGGGGATTGTCGCAATTTCTATACAAAAGGTTAGGGTTGCCGATTGTTCTGTCTTCATTGCGGATAAACCAATCGAAGGTGGCGATTTGACGCTGCATAACTATATCGATTCGGGGGATGTCCGCCGGCTCAAGCAATGCGTAGCCTTTTTGCGTCTGCGAGCCGAAACAGATGCCTTTGCCGATTTCCTTTATCCTTGCGGGTAATTCTTCGTACAGCTCTTCTCCTACTTCCAACAGGTCAAACGGGGCAACGGGCAAACTTAAAGCCTGCGCCATGTTCCCACCTATCCATTCGTTTATTTGGCTCGCACGGGTGGCGTGCAGCCCTTTGACGAAATATTCCAGACCATTCTCCGCCATACAGATGAATGGCGAGGTAATACCTTGCTCTGCACGGCCCATTATTGTCTGTATCTGCAACATTTCTTTTTCCTATGAAAATTACACTTTGTGTAAATCTGTAAATTAAATAAGACGCACGAAAGGCCGCCTGTTTTCAGACGGCCTGCATTATTAAACCATCACACTCCACCAAAACACGCGCCCAATGACCGACAGGTCGTCTAAGCTTGCCTCTTCGTCCGGGTACTCTGACTGGTTGTAGCTTCTGATACGGACTTTATTTTCAGGCAGCTTGTGCAAAATCTTGGTACGCAGTAATCCGCCGTGATTGATGGCATAGATTTGCCCATCACGGATATTCTTGCTGCCGGTATCAATGCCCAATGTTGCGCCGCTCGGAAATACCGGCTCCATGCTATCGCCGTCCGCCATTACGCAAACCACGTTTTCAGGGCTGATTCCATGCTTTCTGAGCGTGTTGCGCGAAAATCTCAGCTTGTAGCCGTTGTAGTCCTCTATATCGTCTGCAAAGCCGTTCCCGGCTGACAGCTTAACGTCTTTGTATAACGGGGCTTCGCAGTCGTCCTCAGACAATGGTGTGTCATTGTCCCATTCCTCAATTTTCCCTAGAGGCGTGGCATTTGAAATAATCTCTTTATCTTCCTTTCCAGTTTCCAACCAATACGGGGAAACGTCTAACGCTTTGGCAATCGAGACTAAATTTGTTGGGCGTTTGTTACGCCCTGCTTCAATAGCCGCAATTGACGCTTGGCTTACTCCCAATAGCTTACTCAATCCTGCCTGACTTAAGCCCTTGTTTCTTCTAGCTTCTCTCAAGCGGTCTTTGATTTCACTCATGCTGCATTTCCTTTATGTTGTTATAGGTACAAATGTACTACAAAAAATAATTACTTTGGTACTTGCATTTAAGTATTTTTGTACTTATAATTACAAAAAAGTTCCACAGAAGGGAAAAAATGAAAGAGACACCTCAGGAAATTGTCGTTTTTCTACGGCAATACAAGAGTTCTCTTGAGATTGCAAAAGCTGTCGGTTGTTCTCAAGAGTTGATTAACAAGATAGCAAGCGGTGAACGTCAGAATCCACGATACCAAATCATGGATGGATTGAGAGATTTAGCGAAGGCCGTAAAAAGGAAAACCCCACGCGGAAACGTGGGGCGGTGAGCAGGAAACGAACTGCTCGACAACGTGAAAGAGAGGTCATTATGAATCAAAAAGGCACTCAGTGCAAGAAGATTGTCGATTACATCCGCGCAAACGGGCATATCACGTCTTTAGAGGCTTCTAAGTATTTGAATATTACGCAGTTGTGTTCACGAATCATCGACTTGGAAAGCAGGGGATTTGTTTTCAACAAGCCGAAATACAAGGTTGGCAACTGCAAGAATCCGGTGGCGTTTTACTCAATAGCTAAGTCAGGAATCGAACCATGAATGAATTTATTCCAAACAGTTTTCAAATTTCAAATGCGGTTATCGATGAATACCTGTCGAAGATGAGCGGGAACGCGTGGAAATGCTACGGCTTGATTGTCCGGAAAACAAGAGGCTGGCAGAAAACGCATGACAGTCTTTCGATTTCTCAGATTCAAAAATTTACCGGAATCAGAAAAGAAGAAACGGTTCAGAAAGCTATTAATGAACTGGTCGATTTAGGGCTGATTGGCAAGCAAAGCAGAATCGGATTACCAAACGAATATTTTTTAATTTCAGACCCGAAAAAAGGGGTAACACCACCCCCTAAAAATGGGGCACCCCCTGAAAATGGGGTACCCCCGAAAAAAGGGGTAACACCACCCCCTAAAAATGGGGTAGGACCACCCCCAAAAAAGGGGGGTCACATAAATACAAAATACAAAAAACAAATATCTACTAACGTAGATATTAATACAGCGCACGAAAAAACAGCGAAAAAACCAACCAAACACGAAGCCGATTTAGCACTGTTGGCAGAGCATGGAATCGCGGGGCAAATTGCGGAAGACTTTTTGACAATCCGAAAAGCAAAACGCCAGCCGCTGACTGAGACGGCTATGCGCCTGATAGCAAGTGAGGCTCAAAAAGTTGGCATGACGGCATTCCAGGCAGTTGTTTTTTCCATTGGCAACGGCTGGGGAAGTTTTCGTGCTGATTGGGTCAGGAATAAAACCTTTGGCAAACAGTCAGGCGGAAATGGTGGCTTAACCCACAACATGACGGCTGATGTACTGGACGGCAAAGAATACGGCGATCAGCCGACAACGGATTTCTAGGGGGTGGATATGGCTTTGAAAAGTACCGCCGATTTTTTAAAAAACTATGGCAACGCCAAAACGGAAACACGCAAATGCGCAGAGCATGGCGAGTATTTGGCGAAGAGTGTTTTCCGCAACGTTTGGACTGACTGCCCTGTTTGCGGAAAGCTGAAAGCGGCAAAGGAAGCGGTTGAATATGCCGAACGCCTTGTCAGCGAATTAAAGCAGGACGAAATGTCAAAACGTATTGGCCGATCAGGCATTGCCGAACGGTTTAAAAACTGCCGAATTGAAAATTTCAAGGTCGATGAAAGCGTGATCGGAATGGCAAGAGCAAAAGCTGCCGCCGCCGACTATGCGGAAAACTTCGATGACGTTTTGCAGATTGGCCGGAACATGATTTTTTCAGGCAAGCGTGGTACCGGGAAAAATCACTTGGCCTGTGGCATTGCTCACAAGGTTATCGAATCGGGTCGCAGTGCAGTTGTAATTACTGTCGGCGATATGTTGCAGACCGTAAAGGACAGTTTTAACGGCGGAAGCGAAAAAGAGGCTGTTGGAACGTTTGTAAAACCTGATTTGCTGGTGCTTGATGAATTTGGCGCGGGCAACCTGTCAGAAACGGACGGTCGGATTTTGTTTTCTGTCATTAATGGCCGATACGAGCGGCTTATGCCGACACTGGTGTTGACTAACTTGTCGGCTAAAGATTTCCGCGAAAACGTTGATGCCCGAATCAGAGACCGATTGAGAGACGGCGGCGGCAAGTTGATACCGTTTGACTGGGATAGTTACCGTGCGTGAAACCTGCTACCACTGCCTACACGCAGATTTTAAAGCCGAAGAGGGCGGCGCAATGCGCGGATTTGCAAGATGCACCAAAGCAAAGACGGCGGAGGCTAAATCGAGCTACTACTTTGGCGGCTACCAATGCGATAAGGGCGAATTTAAACCGGCAACGGCCGAAACGATGGAAAAACGGCGCGAGAAATTCGAAGAATGGCGCAAAAGATAAGGAAACGAACGAATGAGAATTTTAGCTTTATTTGACGACGGGAACGGAAGCGTAAAAAAGGCACTGCCTGAGCATGATGTGGTGTCGGTAGGAATTGGTAACGCCGATATTGTGATGGATTTATCGGACATGAAAAACATTAAAAAGCTGGTCGATATGCACAAAGAAAACCCGTTTGACCTGCTGATGGCAAGTCCGCCGTGTGAATCTTGGAGCTTCGCAACGGCCGGAGACAATGGGAACGCATACCGGGATAAAAACAGCCTGGCATTGCGAACTTTCCAAAACTGGAAAAAGCACCCGTATGTATCAGTCCGTAAATTGGTTGAGCGTAACGCGCCTGAAATTCCTGCCGTCTATTCCCGATATTTGCGAAAAGGAGTGAACGGCGACTTAACAGCGTTGTTCACGGCTGAGTTGGTCAAGGCTTTAGGAATCCCGTTTGTTATCGAGAATCCTCAATCGTCAATGATTTTTGACAAGCTGGAGCGAGAGGGATTGAGTTTTGTGAAGAATGTTGCCTGTTACGCCGCTTATAGCGACAAATTCCCGCTTAAAAGAACTGGTTTTGCTTCAGGCGTGGCGATGAATTTGAAACAGGCAAAACGCGCGAAATTCGCCTTTGGCGATTGGAAAGGAAGCCGTCATATCGTGCGGTCGTCAATCCCTGAAGATTTAATAAAACACATTGTCAGTCACTTTTAACGAGGAAACGAAATGAAAAATTGGTTGATTGAGAAATTGGGCGGCGTACCTAAACCCATTTATGACAATTTGGTCGGGCGTTATTTTTATAAATCAGGGGAGCTGGCTACCGAGAAAGAAAAAGTTATTTCCCTTAAGGCCGAAAAAGCCGAAATGGAAGAAGCCGGTAAGGCCATGAGCGAGCGCATATCAGAGCTTGTCGACAAGCTGAACGAAGAGCGCAAAGTTTCTAACGGCCTGATGGCAAAAGGCACGGCACTGGGAATCAAGGTTTCAGAGCTACAAGACGAATTGGAGCGCAAAGACAAAGAACTGAGCGAGACGAAAGTCCAATTACTGGACGTCTTGCGAAACAAACCCGATTCCGCGCTACGAAGCGAGATTGCACGGCTGAAAGTGGAATTGGAGCTACTGAAACGAAACAAGTTCAAAAGGGGGCGCAAATGATGGCGATGTTCTTAATTGGGCTTGGAGTGATAGCGGCACTGATCGGGATCACGATTTTGGTAGATATGCCGCCGATTGATGAATTTGGACAACGTGAAAAGGATTAAGGGAAATGGAAACGCGCAAATGCTCAGGATATGAAGAAAGAAAGCCGATAAACGAGTTTTACAAAAAAGGCTTCAATAAACAGGGAATCCAGCAATACAGCAGCAGATGTCGGCAGTGTCAGGCCGAATATCACGCGAAATACTATGCGGTCAAGAAGCCCAAATTGCCCGGTACGCGCCGGAGGGCGAAAGAGTTTACAGACGCAGACGAGGAAAGAATCTTTGCAAGCAAACTTGGTGCGCCAAGCATGAGTGAATCGGCAGAGATTGCAAACGAGGCTTGCCCGCAATTAGACCCGCAATACTGGCCTATCGGCGTGGCGGAAAGCATTTACAAACAGTTCGGCATGAAATGGAGCTATGTATGAAATTCTCGGTATTTTTGATTTGCGTATCGGTCGCGGTGTTGGCGATTGGTTTTGTCGAATGGGTCGCCAAGAAAGTACGCAACCAAGACGATGATTGGGGTGGTCATTGGCCGTATTAATCCCGATTGAGCAAATAGCAGAGGCGGCGGAAAGGGCAAAGGTTCTTTCCCTGCCTTACCCGATAAGCACTAACCGATATTGGCGGACGTTTCGCAACCGCCAAATCGTCAGCAAAGAGGCGGTGGTATACAAGGCGCGAGTTGCCGCTATCGCCGCTGAAAACGGTATCAAGCCGACTGATAAAGCAGTAAGCCTGACAGTCCAGTTAATCCCAAAGGCGAACAAAGACGGTTCGGCAAGTAAAGTCTGCTTGGATTTGGATAACTGCTTAAAAGTCTGTTTGGACGCATTACAGGGCGTGGCATACGCAAACGACAAACAGGTTAGACGCATTATTGCTGAGTATGGTAGTGAGCCGGTTGCAGGTGGGGGGCTGGTGGTAAAGGTTGAGGAGTTGGAATGAGCAAAACCAAAGAGGAAAAACGACACCTTGAGCGCGTGGCCTCTCTCGGTTGTATCGTCTGCCGAAACGGTGGGCGATACGACATACCGGCAGAGGTACACCATATCCGAAACGGAGCAGGGATAGGACGGCGGAACAGCCATTTTGAGACGATACCGCTATGCCCTGCCCATCATCGGACTGGTGGAGTAGGGATAGCCTTTCACGCCGCGCCGCGAACGTTTGAGAGCTTGTACGGCACGGAGCGAGAGTTATTGCAACAGGTTCGGGATTTGTTAGGAGATTGAGATGATTTTATTGGGATTGATTGGTATCGGCGCGGTGTTGGCTGGTGTGTCTTTTGTGTGCTTCGTAGCGCGTGGCCTGTGCTTGTCAGAATATGAATAGTCAGAAATTCAAAGCAACCGCAGAAAATGCGGATAACATCATAACCCTGTTTACTACCGAGCTTAAAAACTGGGTCAAGAATGGGGATTTAGAAATCACGATCCGACCTTACAAAGCCAAGCGCAGCCATGAGCAGAATAAAAGGCTTTGGGCAATCTACGGGGAATTAGCAGATAAGGCGTGGGTCAATGGCAGACGGTACAGCGCAGAAACATGGCACGAATATTGTAAAGGCTATTTTCTGGGCTTTGAGCTAAAAGCCATGCCGGACGGTAGCGAGCTTAAAACACCTATCAGCACTACAAGGCTGAATGTGGCCGAAATGACAGAGTATCAAAACAATATCCAGTCATGGGCGGCGAACGAATTTAAAATCAGTTGGAGCATGTAGATGTACAGGAACGTGGAGCAAGTCTTACTCGATGTTTATAAAATCAGGGGCGTGAGAATGGAGCCGATGAATAACACGGCTTCGGTTATGCACTGGTGCGAATCTAAGGGCGTGATGGGCGGCGGTGGGGATTTAACGCAAGCTGAAACCCACGCAAACGCCGCGATGATTATCAGCCGTATTGAGCGCGTATTAAACCGCTACGAGCTTGCAGTAGTTGAGTGTAAATACAGCGAGGACTTGAGCGGAATCGTTGATATTACCGCCTATATCGAAGAGCAGAACGAGGGCGTTAATTTGCTGATATGTGATGCGCTGGTGTCGAATATCTTGAGAAAGTTTCCAAAGAAAACGGCAATCATGGATAAATACGACCTGTCTAATGGGAATATTTACCGACAGGTAGAGAAAGTGAAGCGCGTGATTGCAGAGCTTGAAGCGTCAATCAGCTTGAAATTGCAAGATGATTTTGAGGAAGCTGGAATCGTCAGAAAACAAGAAGATTTTGCTCAATATGAACAAGCGAAGAGAGATAATTTCGACAAAGCAATCAAAAGCGCAAGAAATTTTATTTAATCGCTTGACATAGCGGAGGAATTTGGTACAATTATGCTATAGTTTGGAAATAGCTATATAAACCGCCTTTGCAGGGCGGTTTTTGCGTTTTCAGACTGCCTGAATTTGAGCTTCTTTCTGTATGGAAAGCGGCGTTTGAATTTCAGGTTTTCTAGCCACGCCATAAATGGCAATAGGCAAAAGGGGCGGCGTAGCCGTTGAGGAAGATGCCGCGGACGCTTCCAAATCAAACTAGGGGTCGCGCCCTACATACGAGAGATAGTCGTAACAAAACGCGGTGCGAGTGAGACGCGTTTGCCCGGCCTAAATGGTTGTCATGCATGACAGACTATAAAGCGGTTCTTGCACTTCGCCCTATGCCTTGCTGGTGTAGGGCGTTCCATTTTTCCTGTGAGTCGAGTGTGTTTAGCCGTCTAATTCTGAGAGGGGTCGGAGTTAGACGGTTTCTTTTTTGGGGAGGGTTTATGAGCGACACGAAACGCAAAACAGGCCGTCCGAGTAAATACAGCGACGAGATGGCAGAAAATATATGCGAAAAAATCGCAAACGGCAGAAGCTTGCGCTCAATATGCGCTGAGGATGGTATGCCTACAACGTCAACCGTGTGTAAGTGGCTGATTGAAAATAAAGAGTTTTCGGAACAATACGCGCGCGCGAGAGACAAGCAAGCCGACTATTTCGCAGAAGAGATTATCGAGATTGCCGACAGTGCAGAAGCAGAAAGCGCGGCAGTCGCAAAGGCTAAATTGCAGATAGACGCGCGTAAATGGGCGGCGTCTAAGATTGCGCCGAAGAAATACGGCGACAAAGTGGAACAGCAAATTACAGGCAACCTTGCAATACAGGCTGATGTAAAACTTTCTGATTTGTTCTTGAGTGATGAAGAATAAGCTACACCCGAAATTTAGACCGCTGATACATAAGCACCGATACAAGAGTTTGCGCGGTGGTCGTGGCGGTATGAAGTCGTGGGCAGTGGCGACGGTATTAGTAGAGCTTGCGCGTAAAGGTCGCTTTCGTATCATGTGCGCCCGTGAGCTTCAAAACAGTATCAGTGATTCCGTTATCTCTTTGTTATCAGACACGATAGACAGGGCAGGTTATACGCAGGAATACGAAGTACAGCGTAACCGCATTATCCATCTATCGACTGGATCGGAATTTCTCTTTTACGGTATCAAGAACAACCCGACAAAAATCAAATCCATTGAAGCGATTGATATATGCTGGATTGAGGAAGCGGAAAACGTTTCCGATGAAAGCTGGAATATCCTAATCCCGACTATCCGTAAAGCAGGTTCGGAGATTTGGCTTACATGGAATCCGAAGAATATTCTAGACCCTACCTATCAGCGGTTTGTAGTCAATCCGCCTGATGATATGGTCGATATTGTCGTTAATTACACGGACAACATCTATTTGCCCGAAGTGCTACGCTTAGAGGCTGAATCATGCAAAGCGCGTGATTATGACCTTTACCGCCATATATGGTTAGGCGAGCCGGTAGCAGATAGCGAGTTGTCTGTAATCAAGCCTAAATGGATTGACGCGGCGATTGATTCGCATATCAAGCTGGGATTTGAAGCGACTGGGCAGAGAATACTGGGCTTTGACGTTGCGGACGAGGGCGATGATGCCAGTGCAACAATATTGCGCCATGGTTCTGTCGTTATCGATATGGACGAATGGCGAGGCCAAGACGTTATCTATTCCGCCGACAAGGTTTATTTGTACGGACAAGAAGCGAAAGCCGATAAGATTGTCTATGACAGTATCGGCGTTGGTGCTGGTGTGAAAGCGCAGTTTAGGCGTAAGACTGGCAAAGTGCAGACGATTGGTTTTAATGCTGGTGGTTCTGTGTTTAAGCCTGAAGCCCGATACACTGACGACAAGAAAAATAAGGATATGTTCTCAAACATCAAAGCGCAGGCTTGGTGGATGGTGCGCGAACGGTTTTATAAAACATGGCGTGCTATCGAGTTTGGGGATACTTATCCTATTGACGAACTTATATCCATATCAGGCAGTCTCAAAGACCTTGAGTATCTCAAGGCTGAATTAAGCCGGCCGCGTGTTGATTATGACAATAACGGGCGTGTCAAGGTTGAGAGCAAAAAGGATATGGCGAAGCGAGGCATTCCAAGCCCTAACCGTGCCGATGCCTTGATTATGGCCTTCGCGCCTGTACAAGGCGGTCTGAATATCAATCCAAACATTTTGAGCAGAATATGAGTAAAAAGAAGAAACAGCAAAAGGCTGTAAATGCAAAAGCCTTGCGCCGACTGCTTCAGGAATTGCCCGATAAAACTGTTCAGCAGTATGGGTTAGATATGCCGGAGCTTCCAGACGGCGTAAAGGCGAATAATTCAATAGCGATGGACTGTAACAGCAACCTTGGTACATTTGGTGCAGGTTGCTTTTTTAATACCGGCTTTATCGGTTATCCGCGCTTGGCTGAGTTGGCGCAGATTTCAGAGTATCGAAGCGTTACCGAAACAACGGCCAGCGAGATGACACGCCAATGGATTGAAATTAAGTCTATCGGCGAAGATGACAATAGCGAAAAGATTAAGCAGATTGAGGAATGCTACGAAAAACTGAACGTGCGCGATGTTTTCCGTAAGGCAATTGAATCAGACGGCTTCTTTGGGCGTGGTCAAATCATGATCCAAATTAAGGGTCAGGATAACGACAAGCTGAGTAATCCGCTGTTGTTGACAAGCAAGACTATTGGTAAAGGTTGCTTGGAAGCATTAGTCCCTATTGAACCGATGTGGACAGCACCGGCGCAATGCAATACGACAGACCCGACGGCCAAAGACTTCTATAAGCCTAAATCGTGGTTCGTAATGGGGCGTGAGATTCATCATAGCCGCCTGTTTACGCTGATTAGCCGTCCTGTTCCTGACTTGCTTAAATCAGCCTATAACTTCGGCGGCGTGAGTATGTCGCAGTTGATGATGCCGTATGTTGACCGCTGGTTGAGAACGGTTGATTCAGTAAGCGACCTACTTCATAGCTTCTCACTGTCAGGCATTAAGACTGATATGTCAAACATCTTGTCGGGCGGTTGTGATGAAGAAGTAAACATGACCTTACGCGCTGAGGTGTACAACCGCTTCAGAGACAATCGCGGCTTGATGATGTTGGATAAGGACAACGAAGAGTTCTTCCAATTCAACACGCCATTAAGCGGATTGGACGCACTGTTGGCTCAGGCTCAGGAGCAACTGGCCATGCCAAGCCATACGCCGCTTGTTAAACTGTTGGGCGTAACGCCTAGCGGACTAAACGCAAGCAGTGAGGGCGAAATAGCCGTTTATTACGACTATATCAAGGCACTGCAAGAAAACATATTGCGCGACCCGTTGGATAAGGTGTTAAAGCTGGTTCAGCTTCATCTATTCGGCGAGACTGACGACAATATCACATTTGAGTTTGTGCCGTTGGCGCAAATGGACGAATCGCAGCTTGCCACTATCCGCAAATCTGATTCGGATCGCGATGTCGCATATATTCAGGCTGGTGTTATTTCCGCTGAAGAGGTGCGTGGTCGATTGGCTTCAGATACTGACAGCGGATATAACGGCATTGATGTTGACGAAGTGCCAATGCAAGATGATTTTGGCGGATTAGGGATGAATGATGAAACAGAGCAACGAAGTGATACTGTCCCCGATAATGCCGAATCTCGGAGTAGAGGCGGCGTACCGCAAGAGCCTGAAGAAACTGCTGGCGGAAATGCGCAAGGACGTGCAAAGCCTGATTGACAGCCACTACCCTAAAGGACTGGCGCAAGACGGCTTTTCAGACGGCCTGCAAGCTGCTATCCGCCGTTTATTCCGTTACTGGTTCAATCGATTGGAAACACTAGCCCCTGAAATCGCAGGGGCTTTTTTGCATCGGTCAATGAGCCACACGGATAAGGCGTTTCTTTCGGCTTTACGTTCTGCCGGGCTTACGGTTCGATTCACGCAGACAGAAGCAACGCGCCGCGCATTTGATGTAGCGTTGAGCGGTAATGTCGGCTTGATACGTTCCATTGGGCAGCAGTATCTAAGCCGTGTTGAAGATAGCGTCTGGCGGTCGGTTAACGCTGGCTACACCATGTCGCAGTTATCTAAAGAGCTTCGCAAGGATTTTGGTGTAAGCGAGCGGCGAGCGGCGTTTATTGCACGAGACCAAACCAACAAGGCAAAGGCTGTTATTGAGAAAGCGAGACGGCAAGAGCTTGGGATAACTGAGGCTATTTGGCTTCATTCTCACGCAGGCAAAGAGCCACGACCTAGCCATGTAGCAGCAAACGGAAAACGCTTTGATGTCAGCAAGGGAATGTATCTTGACGGCAAATGGGTTCAACCGGGCGAAGAGATTAACTGCAGATGTTCAAGCCGCGCAGTAATCAAATGGGGATAGTATGAAACAGAAGCAAAAGGCCATACTGGACAAAGCACGGCGACTGCTTGCACAAGATAACAAGTGGATAACGGTCAAGCCGAACGGTTCAGAGGGTAAAGGCGTGCATGTCGAGTTAGACGAATCAGGCCGTGTCACTAAAGGCATGGGCGGTAAGTTCAACGGCACGAAAATTAACGAGGTTCGGAAGAGTTTGTAGGTGCGAAAACGCCAAACCAAGAATGGTTAAATAAATCCGCCTCAAAGACAACTGAAGCCACGCCGTCAGAGCCTAAAATCCCTGATTGGTACGCTGAAATTCGCAATAAACATTCAGCCCCTTATTGGAACGGTAAGTTTTATGACGGCAAGAAAAAGGATAGCCATAGAATCTTTGTTTCCGGTAAGGCGTACACGATCACAAGTGAACAGAAATCAGAGCTTGAACAACACCGCAAGGATTGGCAGTCGTTTAAAGCTTCTCAGCAGGCAGGTGGTACTTATTTAAAAGTGCCGTACGAACAGCGAGAGCTTGCTAAAAAACACGGCGCAAAATGGAATCCTGACAAGAAACAATGGTATCTGCCGCCTGGTGTTGAACTAGCAGAAGAGATTAAGCATTTCAGCCCTGATTACAAAGCACCTGTTACGCCTAAATCTAATTCTTCTACAAGCGGCCAAAATACGCCTACGAAGAAAGTAGATATAAACAATATGTCTAAATCTGAAGCGAAGGATCATTTAGACGACTTGTACAAGAAAAGAAAACGTTACAACGATGTTGTAAACGAGGGCGGAGAGGGATTTAACCCATTTGATGCCGCTATACGAGAGTTTAGTTCTCAATATACTCGCAAATTGAAAAACAGGCATTATTCGACAGAATAGATGCTAAAGCCAAAAAAGATTATGAGGATAGAATGAGAGAGTTGGACGAAAAAATTGAACGTAATGGCGGATGGTATCCGGATTAGATTATGGATTATTTAGACGAAACTTACGCAATGGATTGCGATGATCCGCGCTGGTACAGAAAGCAACTGCAATTAGCTCAAGACCGTTCCATGCGGTCATACGATGAAGATGGCCGATTGCACGTTGAGACTTCCAATATCAGCAAAGCAACGGTAAATCCTTATTACGGCAGCGAAATTCCAAATCATGACAAATTGGGATTAGAGCCGACAAAGGTTTATTACATGTTGCGAGACCCTGAAGAGCTTGAAAAGGCTGTTCAGACGTTCAACAACCTGCCGTTGTTGAGTAAGCATATTCCAGTATCGGCAGACGAGCCGCAGAAAGGCGTAATTGTCGGTACGACTGGTAGCGATGCCAAGTTCGAGGATGGCTATTTGAAATGCTCATTGGCCGTCTGGGATTCAGAAGCCATTGCAGGTATTGAAAGCGGTGAGCAAATGGAGCTATCTAGCGCGTATCGATACGTTGCGGATATGACAGCAGGCGAATTTAACGGCATGCGCTATGACGGCGTTATGCGAGATATTGTTGGTAACCATGTAGCCCTTGTCGATGTGGGTCGGGCAGGGCGTGATGTAGTAGTAAGCGATGCAGACCCATTTTCAGAAAGGAAAGTTATGAAACTGAAGAAAGGCGCGAAAGCGCGTATTCATGCAGTTCTGAAGCCTTTGATGGCTCAGGATGCTGAATTAAGCCCTGACGAACTGTTGCAGGTTATTGGTTCGTTGACTAACGAAGTTCAGACTGCCGAGGACGACAACGAGTTGCCGCCTGCCGAGGAAGTTGCTGAAGAAGTTGGTACAGACGAAGAAGAAACCGCCGCAGACGAAGATGTGGAAGAAGTTGCCGAAGATGAAGAATCTGAAGCACCTCAACCGCCTGAACAAGCTCAAGACCGTGGCATTTCCGAAGTTGCCATGGATAAAGCAATCGCAGCGGCTGTATCTCGAGAGCGCAAACGTATGCAGGCACTGGCAACCGCTCAACGCGAAGTAGCGCATATTGTCGGCGATGTAACCATGGACAGCGCGGAAGATGTGTACAAGTTCGCACTGGAACAGCAAGGCGTTGATGTGTCAGGCGTTCATCCGTCCGCATATCGTGCAATGGTCGGCATGTTGGGTAAATCAAGCCCTAAAGTTGCTATGGACAGCGCAAACGCCGCGTCTAAGCAGTTCAAAGGTTTAGCACGAATCAAGAAAGGTTAAAAAATGCCATTTCAAAAAGTAGTTAACTCATACCAAGCCCCTGCCGTTGCAGGGGATTTTGCTTCTACAAACCCTAACGCTTCCATGCTGGCTGGCGAGGGTGCTTTGGTAGCAGGCGATAGCGGCGTTACTGTCGGCGTATTTGCTTGGGCAGATACAGACGGCAAAGTAAGCAACAAGAAAGCAACTAACGGTCGTATCGGCTTTGTGCATCGTGAACAACAAGCAAGCATTACCGGCTTCTTGGATGAACAAGGTAATACCATTCTGAAAGGTCAAGCCATGACTTTGATGACTGGCGGCGACTTTTGGGCGCATTTCCCTGCCGGTGCCGTTATCGGTCAAAACGTATTTGCCAAAGACACTGACGGCACATTGAAATCATCTGCCGCAGCGACTGAATCAGGCTATACCCTGACTAAATTCAAAGTATCCTCAACCGCCTCTGCCGGCGAACTGGCAAAAATCACTTCTTGGGAGTAATCAATGAATCAAACATTTAACCAACTGGAACGCGATGCCGGTATCGTCTTTATGGGCGGCGGCAAAAAGCTGATGGACGACAAAATCGCCGCTGCTTTGGCAATGGACGCTCAGCCCGGTTTGACTACCGTAGGCAACAGCGGTATCCCGGCATGGATGTTGAACTATGTTGACCCTCAACTGATTGAGGTCATCTTGCAACCTACCAAAGCCGCTGAAGTTTTCGGCGAAATGAAAAAAGGCGACTGGACAACAGAAACCGCTACTTTCATGACCGTTGAGCCTACTGGCGAAGTTTCCTCTTATGGCGACTACAACAACAACGGTGTAAGCGGCGTAAACGTGAACTTCCCTCAACGCCAAAGCTACCATTACCAAGTCTTCACTCGTTGGGGTGAGCGTGAAGTAGCCCGTGCCGGTGAAGCCAAAATCGACTACGTTGCCCGCGTGAACGAAGCGTCTGTAAACGCCCTGAATCGTTTCCAAAACAAAACGTATTTGTTTGGCGTAAAAGGCTTGCAAAACTATGGCGTATTGAATGACCCATCATTGCCTGCCACTACTACTGCCGCTAAAACTTGGGCAAACTCAACAGGCGAAGAAGTGTACGAATCTATCCGCAAACTGTTCCAAACTTTGCTGAAACAGACAGGCGGTAAGATTGATATGAACACGCCTCTGTTGCTGGTGTGTAGCCCTACCGCAAGCGTTGATTTGACTAAAACCAACCAATACAACGTCAATGTCATTGACCAGTTGAAAAAGAACTTCCCGAACTTGCGCGTTGAAACTATTCCTGAATACTCAGCGACAAGCGGCGAAACTGTGCAACTGATTGTCGAAGAATTGGACGGCCAACGTACTTTGGACTGTGCATTTACCGAAAAAATGCGCGCCCATAACATGGTATTGGAAGCCTCTTCTATCAAGCAGAAGAAATCGCAGGGCACATGGGGCGCGATTATTTATCGCCCATTCTGTATCGCAACAATGACTGTTAGCTAAAAGGAGCTGGCTAAATGGCAAAAAACACAAAAAGCAAAACTGTTACCGTTGGTTGCAAACTGCCAAACGGTTTGATTCTCGAACTGAACGGCCAAACTGTTGAAATTAACGGTTCTACAAGCTCACGCGTTATCGGCGGTCATGGTATTACCTATGACGTTGACGCTGAATTTTTCGATGCTTGGATGGAAGCTCACGCAGACCGTGCAATGGTTCGCAACGGCTTCATTTTCGCCCATGACAAGGCGACTGATACCAAAGCAGAAGCAGCGGAAAAAGCAGATAACGCTACCGGCTTGGAAGCAGTCGACCCTGATGCGCCTAATGGCGGCGTAACCAAAGCAGACGAGTAACATCATGGGCGTGGTGGTATTTAATCCCGACACTTTCCGCGAGATTTACCCGCAATTTGTCGACACGCCCAATGTACGGCTTGACTGGTGGTTCGCTCAGGCTGAAACGCTACTCAATAACACTGATTGCAGTATCGTGAAAGACTTGAGCGAGCGTGAACGGTTGCTGATGTTGTTAATGCGCCATTTAGCCGCTTTGGACGAAAGAGCAGACCAAGGCGGCTTGGTTGGTCGTATCGGTTCGGCTACTGAGGGTAGCGTATCGGTCAGCGCGGATTTGTCGGGCGTTAGTGGTAAGGCGGCATGGTTCGCTCAAACGCCTTGGGGTTTAACCTACTGGCAGATGACGGCGAAGTATCGCGCTTTCCGATATGTTCCGGGTGGTTGCTATGCGCGGCGGTAGTAAGTTTAAGGTGGCCTTGCGCAATGCTGTCAGTAAGGCGGCAGGCGGCGCGGTTCGTGTCGGTATCTTGGAAACGCAAACATACCCTGCCAAAGACGGGAAAGGCGATGTAAGCGTGGCTCAGGTGGCCTACTGGAATGAATACGGTACGTCTACCATTCCGGCACGTCCTTTTTTCCGCAACACGATAGCGGAGAAGCAGGACGAATGGGCGGATAACGCGGCTAGTATCTTGCAACACGCGGACGGAGATGTCGGCAAGGCGTTAGCGTTGATTGGCGAGGGTGTCAAAGGCGATATTGTCGAGACGATTCAGAACTTCAATGAGCCTGAAAACGCGCCGTCAACCGTGAAGAAAAAAGGCTTTAACAAGCCATTGATTGACACGGGCGACTTATGGCGAGCGATTCAAAGCGAAGTTGTTGAATAGGCGAAAGGAAGAGCATGAATTTGAGGGCTATTGCAAACAGCGTAACGCGCGCTGTCAATCCCAATATGACCGCAACACTAATGCTGAATAACGGCTACCAGACTGATGATGCAGGTGTGCGCGTGGCGCATTATGACACTGAAGAAGTTACCATTCAGACCCAAAGCCTAAGCAGTCAGGAACGGCAAGAGTTTGACGGATTGCTACAACAAGGGCATATGCTCAACGTGTATGTGACGGGTCAATTCTCAGTATTGCGCCGAATCGCCGGTAAAGGTTCGGACAAGCTGGTGTTTGCGCCCTATGGCGAATCAGAGCCTACAGAATGGCTGATTAAGTCGGTTTCCGAATCGTGGCCTGATTGGTGCAAGGTGGTTGTATGGCGACAGCATTAAACGTTACTCAGACTGAAATCTACAAGGACGTAAGGCGGTATCTGCTTGGATTGTTCCCTGATTGCGAAGTTATACAGGGCTATTCCAACAATGTACCGCTTCCAAACGCGCCATTTATCCTGATGAATATTATCCGTGAATCGGAAATGAACACGCAGATAAACGAATGGAAGCATTTAGACGGTCTTGCAGACGTTACAAGAAGCATAGAAGTGGCTATGCAACTTGATTTCTACGGCGTTGATTCAGGGCGTAATGTGCGCGTTTTCTCAACCTTGTGGCGTGATTACCATGCTTGCGAACGGTTGGAGGTGTGTCAGCCTCTATACACGGACGAGGCGCGATATATTCCACTCACGAATGAAGAGCAGGAATTTGAAGCGCGTTGGAGTATCACGGCAAGTCTGACCTACAACGCTACTGTTACACATACGCAAGACTTTATCGAGAGCGCGTCTGTTTCAATTAATCGTATTCCATCATAAAAGGAAATTAAATGTTTAAGTCAATTCCTGCTTCACAAATTGTGAGCGTGAATCCATCGGTGTTGAGTTCAGGCGGTTCTCCTCTTGCGCTTAACGCCGTTTTCTTGAGTAAAAATGCCAATATCCCGACAGGCCAAGCCCTGTTGTTTGCAACGGCTGAATCTGTGGGCGAGCATTTCGGCTTCACTTCTGACGAATATAAAGCCGCTCAAATCTACTTCAAAGGCTTTGACGGCTCAAACAAAAAGCCAGGCCGTCTGTACTTCTACGCATTGAACAGCGTTGCAGAAGCCGGTTATTTGCTTGGTGCGAGTGTGAAAACGACAAGCCTTGCAGAACTGAAGAAAATCAAAGGTTCGCTGAATGTAACCATTGACGGTACGGAGAAAAAAGCCCCTGCCGTTGATTTGAAAGATGCTACCAGCTTCTCTGATGCGGCTCAAAAACTCGGCGCGGCACTGGGTGCTACGGTTGAGTTTGAAGAGCAGTTGCAGGCCTTTAAGGTTGTCTCAGGCACTACCGGCAAAGAATCTACCGTTTCCTTTGCGACTGGCGATATTGCCGACAAACTGGGCTTGAGTGAATCTGCCGGTGCGCGTGTGTCAAAAGGTACAGGCGCAGAAAGCGTAGATGAAATGATGGCTGGCTTGACTGCCGCTACATTGAACTTTGCAACATTTACGACAATTGAAGAGCCGACTATCGAAGATAAATTGGCACTGGCTAAATGGTCAAACTTGCAAAACGAACGCTTCCTGTATGTCGGTTGGGGCAAAGAAGCCGCTGCATTGCAAGCAGGTAATACAACCTCTTTCGGTGCGAAACTGAAAGAATCCCAATATTCAGGCGCAACCGCTGTTTATGGTGGTTTGGATAAAGCGGCGTTCCTTTGTGGTGCGATTGCTTCTATCGATTTCAGTGAACGCGAGGGCCGTATTACTGTTGCTTTCAAAGGTCAATCAGGCTTAGAGGTTGATGTAAACGATGCAACAGAAGCGCAAAACCTGAAAGACAACGGCTATAACTTCTATGGCGCATGGGCAACGGCTAACGACCGCTTTCTGTTTATGTATCCCGGTCAAATGACTGGCAAATGGAAATGGCTTGATAACTACGTCAACCAAATCCGCCTGAACAGCCAGTTACAGCTTGCACTGATGACTATGCTCACTTCTGCCAAGTCTGTGCCGTATAACCATGTAGGCCGTGCATTGCAACGCGCCGCGTGTCAAGACGCCATCGATGAAGCCTTGAACTTCGGTTCTATCCGTGCTGGCGTTGATTTGTCTGAACAGCAACGCGCCATCATCAACAATGAGGCTGGTGTAGATGCCGCTACTCAAATCGAAGCGCGCGGCTATTACCTGTATATCGGCAAAGCGACAGCGCAAACACGCGGCAACCGTGAATCCATGCCGATGAAGCTGTGGTACACCGATGGCGGTAGCGTTCATTCCGTCAATATGGGTTCTATCAACATTCTGTAACTTACAGGCCGTCTGAAACAACAGGCGGCCTAATTTTTTGAGGTATAAACATGGCACAAATCGCACCAAAGACCCTTACTTCTGCCAACAGTGTTTTACTGTGGAAAGCTAAGGGCTATACCGACCAATTTGTCCAAGCGCAAGGCTACAAGACAGATTCAGCGTTTGACTTTTCAGACGCAACCATCGGCGAGACCGTGATGGGCGTGGATGGTATTCAATCGGGCGCATATGTTCAACATGAACACCAATTAACCATCACTTTTGAAGCCAACAGCCCTACACGCGCCCACTTTGCCAAAATGTACGAGCGCATGACTCAACAAATGGAAACATTCCCGTTTGAGTTTCAGGTAGATATTCCGTCATTGGGTATTCGCCGCGTTGCCAAAGGCTTCATGATTAATCTGGCTGGCTTCAGTGCCAAAAAACACATGGACGCCGGTAGCTATACGTTTAACTTGGGCGTAGTGACTGAAGAGGAAATTTCCTAATGTCTTTGAAAACCAAAACCGTAACAATCGAAAAAGGCCGCGATAAAGGCAAGAAGTTCCAAATTACCGAAATGCCGGCAGCGAAGATTGATAACTGGGCAATGCGTGTCTTGCTGGCTTTGGCTGGTGCAGGCATTGATGTTGCGGAAGCCAATGAGGGCATGATGGGTTTGGCTAAAGTGGCGTTTGCCGCACTGGGCAAGATTCCGCCTGCTGTTGCCGTTCCGTTGTTGGATGAATTGCTGGAATGTGTGCAATTCATTCCTGAGGGCGGTTCACCCCGTCCGCTTGATTTGGAATTGGGCGATGTAGAGGACTTTGCCAATCTTTGGATGTTCCGAAAGGAGGTATTCAATCTACACATTGATTTTTTGCAGCAAGGAGCTGGCCTGAGTTAGGCGGTGGCGGTTATGGCGCGGATATGGAGTATTTAAACCTGTCCGCGCTTATCGGCGGCTTGGTTTCAAGCCGTCTTTGCACTTTGCACGAATTGCAGACGGTTTATAGCTTAGAAGATGCCTTGAATCTATGGGAGGTTCTGAGTGTTGACGGCTATAACCGACAGCAACAAGAGAAACGGCGACAGGCCGTCTGAAAGGTTTGATTATGGCGACTGTTATAGACACGTTGTTTCTTGAGCTTGGTATCGATTCTTCCAAGTTTTCAGGCGAAGCGGCGAAAGCAGAAAAGCAGTATGACCGCTTAGAGCGTTCTGTTTCTAAGGTTGAAAAAGCGGAAAAGACCGCCGCGAAAACAACCAAAGAAAACAGCGAGGCACGGCGCAAGAGCGTAGCAGATACGCAAAAAGCTGATGCCTCAATGCAAGGCTTGCTGAAGACCGTAAACGCTTCTATCAAAGGCTTTGCGGCCTTTACAGGCTTACTGCTTGGTGCAAGCGGCCTTTCAAAGCTGGCACTAGACGCGGCGAAAGCAAACCGCGAGCTAGACACTACTGCTAAAAATCTTGGCATGGCGCGTAAGGAATTGAGCGCATGGCAAGGCGCGGCAGAGATGGCGGGCGAAAGTGCCAACGGCATGAGCGGCTACATGAAAACCCTGTCAGGCGATATGCAAAGCCTGATTATGATGGGCGACACGTCCGTCTTGCCGTATTTCAACGCTTTGGGCGTTTCGTTGCTGGATAGCACCGGCAAAGCCCGAAAACTTGATGATGTAATGCTTGATTTGGCAGACCGATTCAGCACAATGGATCGCCAACAAGCCTACACACTAGCTCAGCAGATGGGCATAGATGACGGTACATTTAACACGCTTTCACGCGGTCGCGCTGAAATGGAGCGTATGCTTGAGATTCAGCGCGATATGTACCACTCAAGCGAAGCGGATATTGAAAACTCGCGCAAGCTGGCAGAGGCACGAGCCGTCTTAAATGCACGATGGGAAAGCCTGAAGCTGATGATAGGCAATGCCTTGATTCCAGTGTTGACAACGCTCACGGAGATTGTGAGCGGCTTTGTCGGCTTCTTGGTTAAGCATGAACACGTTACAAAAGGCGTGTTTCTCGGCATTGCTTCGGCTATCGGTATCTTCTTAGTGCCAATGCTGGTTACTGCTACGGCGGCAGTGTTTGCCTTTATCGCGCCGTTTGCGCCGTTGATTGCGGCGGTTGCAGGGCTTGGCGCGGCGTTTGGCTTGCTGTATGACGACTATAAAACTTGGGCAGAGGGTGGCAAATCCCTGTTTGATTGGGGTCGATTTACCAGTTATATCAACAGTTCCAAAGTTTCCACTGATTCGCTTGGTAAGTCGTTCATTTACCTGACGACTGGTTACACAAGCTGGTCGGAAGCCGCAAACGGCATGCTTGATTGGATGAGGCTTAAAGGCTTCATTGATGGCAACACCGTGTCTGTCGGTTCGCTGATGAATGGCTTTAAAAACCTTGCTTCTGAACTGTCAGATGGCCTTATGCCGTATCTGATGGATATTGTCGAAATCTTCAACCGATTGAAAGAGGGCGACTTTTCAGGCGCGGGCGAAGCGGTCAAAGTGGCATTTAACCGCCGCTGGGAGGCTGTGAAGTCATTTGCAGGCGCGGCATGGGATAGAGTTACCGGCACTGTTGACGTAGCGACCGGGCATGATGTCGGTACGTTGTCGGGCGGTAGCAGTGCTGGTGGCAGTGCTGTTGATAATATGGTTTCAGGCATTGATGGCAAAGTGTCTCAAGCCGCTGCTTTTGCCGTAAAACATGCCGCGAAACGAAGCCTTAAACAGTGTGCGTTATATGTCAATAACGCGCTACGAGCGCAGGGCATTCGCAGTAGCGGTAATGGTGTAGATGTTGCAAGCAACCTGATTAAAAGTGGGCAAGGCTTCCATCAAGTTGCATATAGCAAAGATTATGTGCCTCAGATTGGCGATGTAATGAGTATGAAATCAAACTCAAAATCCGGCCATAACTGGGGGCATGCTTCTATTTACACTGAAGAGGGCTGGGTTTCTGATTTCAAACAGGGCGAGAAGTACGGCAACACTGGTGCGCCAAGCGCGCAATACTGGAAGGAAATCAAAAGCGGGAAAATCGTTCCCGTTATCGCGCGTAGAGGCGGCGGCGGTGGAACTAGGTCAGCCATTGCTGTTACAGGAAAAGAAGATTGGCTGAATAAAATCACTGCCAAAGACACCGTTTCAAACGCTGATTCCCGATTGTCTGCTGTAAGTCAGAAGTACGGTATTCCTCAGCACATGCTTTATTCAGTATGGGCGCAGGAAAGTCGCAAGGGCAACATGAAGAAATCGTCCGCCGCTGGTGCGAAAGGTCATTTTCAGTTCATGCCTGGCACGGCTAAGGCTTACGGCATTTCAGGCCGTGAATGGGACTTTGACGCTTCGAGCGATGCAGCGGCGCGTTATTTCCAATGGTTGCTGAGGCATTACGGCGGCGACCATAACAAAGCCCTTGCAGCGTATAACTGGGGAAACGGCAATCTAGACAAAGCCATTAAACGCTATGGCAATGACTGGCTGTCTCACGCGCCGAAAGAAACGCAGGGATATGTGAACAGTATTAACAAGATGATGGCTTACAAAGGTAGAGGCGGCATGATGTCTAGACCTTTAGGCGGTCAGGATGTTGCGCAGAATCTCAGCAACCAACAGGGGCGCATTAACGCTTCACGAGGCGCGGCGAATCCTCATAACGTCAGCAATACCCAAAACACGCAAATCACGGTCAACGGCGGTATCAACGTCCAAACCAGCGCAAGCACCGTTCGGGGGAATGTACAGGACGCGATGGACGGCTTGAACAGCCGTGCCGGGCAGTATGCTGTTGCTCAAATGTAGAACTAAGCAATAAAGGCCGTCTGAAAAGGCGGCTTTTGTTGTTTCCGAGGTAAATATATGAAGTGGAATAGTGTCGGAATCCCCAACGTTCCAAAGATACCGGCGAATATCGGCAATGCCCTGATTAGTTTTGGTGGGGCGCAACTGATTAACTTGGTATTTGGCGAAAAATGGGGAATCTTCAATCAGCGCGGTATTCCGCTATTGCTGGCAGACAACGTTGCTTCTGTCCGGTATGAAAACAAATCATCTGTCGTCAATTCCCCTATCGAAAACGGAAGCTTCACGAGCTACAACAAGGTAAACGAGCCTTTTAAAGCCAGCGTAATGATGACAAAGGCGACTGGCGGCGTGGTGCAACGCGGTGCATTTTTGGCACTGTTAAGCACGTTCGCCAACTCAACCGATTTATTCATGATTATCACGCCGGAGGCTGTTTATCCGAACTGCTCAATCACTGGTTACGACTATGTACGAGAGGCTGGAAATGGTGCGCGTATGATTAAGGTCAATATCCACTTTCAAGAAGTGCGTTTGGCAAAGGTTGAGTATAAAAAGACAAAATCGGAAGCAGGATTGCAGACTGATGGCGGAAAGGTGCAGGCGAAAGAAGCACCGACAGCAACGCCGCCGGAGCCTGTAAAGGAATCCGTGCTTTCTCAGATTGCAACTGAAGTTACAGGGGGTTGATATGAAAGTTTACACAATCCCTATTTCAGACGAACGGTCGCAAAAGGTAACGACAACACTGGGTCAGCAAGTAGTCGATATTGTGCTGACAATGCGGCTGGGCAAACTCTATGCCGATGTAAAGGCAAACCGTGTGCCGGTAGTGAGTGGGCGCGTTTGTTTGAATGGCGAGCCTATCGTAAACGAGGCTTTTCGCCCTTTCATTGGGGAATTGTACTTTGAGGATTTGCAAGGTAATGATGACCCTGTTTTCGGCGACTTGGGCAAACGTTACGTCTTAAGGTGGGTAAAAAATGCCTAGTCTGAAAGAGAAACGAATCAAGGTAACAATCATCTTGTCCGGCGAAGATAAAGGCTTTGATGGAGACGGAAACAATACGCTTGTTTTTGACGGTTTGCGAACTGAATGTCGTATCAATTACGGCAACGGCTCAGTCATGCCGACCGCAAACATTCGCATTTTTGGCTTGCATTTAAGCAATATGCTGGCATTGCTCAGGGTGCAGTGGAACACAAAAGAGGCTTTGCAAAACCTGATCCAAATCGAAGCAGGCGATGATGACAAAATGTCTATTGTCTATAAAGGCAATATCACATTTGCGAAGCCTGATTTCAGTTCCGCGCCCAATGTTTGCCTGACTATCGAAAGTAGCACGGGCTACTATCATCAAATCGTACCAACGCCGCCGCGAAGTTTCGAGGGCGAGATAGATGTGGCGGAGGCTATATCGCAACTTGCAGCCGATATGGGTATGAGCTTTGAGAACAACGGCGTAACGGCGAAACTGAGTAACCAATACTTGCCTGATTCCGCATTGGGTAAGGTGCAGATGTTGGCAAAAAACGCAGACCTTGACCTGTATATCGATAACGACACAATCGCAATCGCCCCGAAAGGCGAGCCGCGCATGATTGACGTTCCTGTTATCCGTCCAAGTACAGGGCTTATCGGTTATCCGATACCCGATCAAATCGGCGTGCAGTTCTCATGCCTTTATGACCCTGCCTTGCGTTTTGGTGGACTGGTTGAGATTGAGGACAGCATTATCCCTACCTGTAACGGCAAATGGCGCGTTTTCGGCATGAATATCACGCTTGAATCATTCAGCCCTAGCGGTAAGTGGGAAGTGTTTATTAAAGCGGCTCACGCGGAAAGCGAGACGGTACATGTCGCAAAGTAGATTAGGCTTTGAACAGCCCGGGCAACGAAACGGCGCGGGCGAGATTGGCTATATCGTTGAAAGCATTATGTCTAGGCTTCAGACGGTAACACTGGTAAAGGTTGTCGCGGTAAAAGGTGGCGGCCTTTCCCCTGTCGGCATGGTTGACGTTCAGCCGCTTGTCTCTCAGATTGACGGCAGCGGCGGCGTTATTCCTCACGGGGTAATCTTCAACGTGCCTTATATGCGCTTGCAGGGCGGCGGCAATGCCGTGGTTATTGATCCGCAAGTCGGAGATATTGGAATGTGCGGTTTTTGCAGCCGCGATATTTCGAGCGTAAAGGCGAATAAAGCCGCTTCGCCGCCGCAAAGCAAACGCCGTTTTGATTATTCAGACGGCCTTTATTTTGGCGGCTTCCTGAATGGTACGCCATCTCAATACATCATGTTTTCAGGCGGGGGAATCAAAATCTATTCCCCTACTGGAATCGAGCTTGAAGCACCTAAGACCATGATTAAATCGCCTACCGTGCAGATTATCGGCAACACCACGCAAAACGGCAGTTTCTCGCAAACTGGCGGCGGCGCGGCTTCGTTCTCTGGCAGTTTGACGACTGACGGACAAATCACGTCAAAAGTCGATGTTGTCGGCGGAGGTAAATCACTGGTTAACCATACAAACGGCGGCAGTCCAGTGGATTAGAAAGGAAGCGATGGAAACAATTTATTTAAATCCCTCTACTTGGGATTTGGAATTAACGGCTGACGGCGATATTGCTTATGCAAAAGCCCCTTACTCTACGGCTCAATGCGTGGCAAATGCGATCAGGCTGTTTGAGGGCGAACTTTACTATGACACTGAACAGGGCGTTCCATACTTCGATGAAGTGCTTGGCCGCCCTCATTCTTTTGCGCTGTTCAAGCACCGCATGGAAGAAGCAGCCATGCGCGTAGATGGTGTGAAAGATGTGATTGTGTCGGTAAGCGATATTACAAATCGCAGTTTGAGTGGGAGCGTTAGGTTCAAAGATGAAAACAACCAAGTTCATACGGTGGCTTTATGACTTTTAAAACAAATGTTCCCCCTATTGAAATCAACGATACAGGCGTTGTTATTCCGACTGAAGAATCGGTATTGCAGGGCTTGTTGGAGGATTTTAATCAGGCGTTTGGTGGGAATCTGAATAAAAACCTTGATACGCCTCAAGGTCAGTTGGCTTCATCTCTGGCGGCGATTATCGCAGACCGTGATAACCAACTTGCCCGGCTGATGAATCAGGTCAACCCTGATTACGCAGAGGGCGCAATGCAAGACGCGATTGCCAAAATCTACTTCTTGGAGCGTAAACCCGAAACAAAAGCGCAGGCCGTCTGTGAGTTCATCGGCCTTGCTGGTGTGGTTATCCCAAAAGACTATCCAGTCCAAGACGAAAATGGGCAGGTTTGGCGCGTGAGCAAACGGTACGTTATCGGCTCAAGCGGTACGGTTTCGGCGGTTGTAACGGCAAACAGCGATGTTCACGCGCGAGCCGGAGCAATCTCAACAATGACCCAATACATTAACGGCCTTGACCGCGTGAGTAATCCGCGCGATTCGATTGCCGGGAAGCCAGCTGAAAGCCGTGAAGATTTCAAAGACAGACGGCAGAAAAGCGTGGCCATCAACTCTCTGGGCATGCCTGCTTCTGTTTATGCGAACGTGGCCAAATTGCCCGGCGTTACGGATGTTTATGTTATCGACAACCCGAAAGGCACGCCGGTAGAGAAAAACGGCTACACGCTTGCGCCGCATAGCATATTCGTTGCTGTGAATGGTGGGGATAACGAGGAAATCGCTAAGACGATTTGGCGATATTCGGGCAGTGGTTGCGATTACAACGGCAATACGTCGGTTACGATTTATGACGACCTGTATCAAGACCCTAAGCCGTCTTATGAAATCCTGTTCCAACGCCCCGAGCCTGTTCAAGTGTTCTTCAAGGTGCGCGTGGCAAAAGGTGCGCCGCTTGGTTATGAGTTGAAGATTCAAAAAACCATTGCAGAAACGTTTGAAAAAATGAAGCTGTCGAAAATCGGGGCGACTGTTTACTCGGCGGATTTCTTTACCGCTATTTTGCAGAATCACGCTGATGTGCGACTGCTTGATATTCAGGTTTCTGATAAGCGTTCGGGCTGGCGTGAGGCTGTCTCTGTCGGCATTTCAAAAATTCCGTCTGTAAAGGCAAGCAATATCGAGATTGTAGAAGATGATTGACGTTAAAAAGACGATTATCAGCCAATACGCTCATAGCCCTGTCTTGCTGGGATTGATTGAACGGCTGAATCAGTGCATTTGCCCTGCCGATAAAATCGAAGAGTTTCGCCGTCTTGTTTGGGATATTGAAACCGCTGAGGGCTACGGCCTAGACGTGTGGGGCAAGATTGTCGGCATGGAGCGTTCGTTTCAAATGGTAAGCGGCGACTATCTCGGCTTTGCTGATGGCTTCCTAGCCTTTAATGATGGCGTATGGAGCAGGGGCGTAGGCAATACAAGCGTTTTCTCTATGAGCGACGGCGCATATCGGCAGATGATTTTGCTGAAAGCGATGAAAAATATCATGTACGCAACGGCATACAACATCAACCGTCTTTTAATGACGATGTTTGAGAAGCGAGGCCGTGCCTACTATTACAAAACTGGAACAATGACAGCCCGTTACATCTTCGAGTTTGATTTAAGCAACGAAGAGCGGGCTATTTTGTTGCAGTCCGATATTTTGCCAAGGCCATCAGGCGTATTGATTGATTTTCTCGAACCATCGAGAAGTAAATATTTCGGCTTTGAAGAAGCCGGTTATTCCCCGTTTGACAACGGGGTTTTTTATTTGGAGGTTTAAAAAGTGAATCCAAAATTATTGACCAAACCATTTGCGTCTGAGGGCTTGCGTAACAGTATTGCTGAAGATGTTACCGAAACAACGCCGGCAAATGCGGCGACTTATACAAAAGGTTTCCCGGCAGTAACCATGACACCTATTGCCGTCGGTGGCCAACCGCCAAGCGGCAAGGATATGAACGGTATCCTTTACGAGCTGTCCAGCCATATCGCCTACATTAACAAAGGCGGTAGCTATAAGTTTGACGCTGATTTCTGTGAAGAAATTGGTGGTTATGATATTGGTTGCGTATTACAAAGTGATGATTCATTAAGCCTTTACGTCAACACTTTGCCAAACAACAAAACCAATCCAAATACAAGCAATTCACGCGGCTGGAAAGTGATTGCAAGTAGCTCAGTTGCTGATGATTTAGACAAGAAGCTGATTAAGAAAGTTTCAATTATCAGCAGTATTTCTGAATTGCGTAAATTCGCCGGTAACGGCGTGGCTTTCGTTCGCGGCTATCATGAGGACGGCTTAAGTTTTGGCGGTGGTTTGTTTATCTCTGCCGACACTGATAAAAGCTCAACTGACAATGCTTCTACAATCATCGTAAGCACGAATGGTACACGTTGGAAGCGCGTATTTAGTGGCGAAATGAGCCTGTATGATTTTGGTTATTTAGCCTCTAACAACAACGCTCAAGAAGCTGTAAACACCGCAGAAGCTGCCGCGCTTGGCGTATTTGTTGACTGTCTTGGCTTGACTGTTGACATGGGGACGAAATACCCGACCAAAAACAAATATACAAACGGCAAATTTACGATCAGCGGTAAAACCGTTGATATGCAGTATCAGCCGATTCGCAGCGGCATCGGCCGATTCATTACAGGCTCAGGCGCGGCGGCCAATCTCAAGTCCAACGAATGGACAGGCGCGGGATTGGTTGTCATTGGCGAGGGGGCAATGGCGCAGATGGAAAAATGCGTTTCCGGCATTGCCATCGGCGACCGAGCGCAGGGCTTTTCAAAAATCAGCCGCGACAACATTGCCATCGGGCCTGATAGTTTGATTAGCGTTCAGGCAGAGACCGAATGGTATGAGCAGTCAAAAATGGCAGGTACTCGCAACATCGGTATCGGCGGCAATGCCGGCCGAGGAATCACAAGCGGATATTCCAACGTTGCCATCGGTCGCAATGCTGGTCAAGGCTTGGGAACAGGTTATTCAAACGTTGTCCTTGGCGGTGGTGCATTGGGCGGCACTGCGCCAGTCGGCTTGACTGGAGATATTGAGGTTTTTTGGCCGTCTAAAACCAGTAAAACGGTGGCTATTGGTCAGTCGGTTTTGGCGCAATACCAAAACCAAGAGGCGCAAGTAGTTATCGGCGGCGACGCGGCAAAGAACGCGAAAGCGGTTGATAAAACAACCGTCATTGGTTCTGCCGCGATGGAAAATCTTGAGCGAAACCGTGCGCCGAATGGCGGTGATGTTTTATGGACTGGCACTGAATCAGGTACTTATACTCAATCAGGCAATACTATTACGCTGACATTCTCTAATCTTCAAGGAGCGAAAGCGACTTATTGGGTTGGGATTCGTTTAACTTCAGGCGCAGCGCAGACATTGCAAGGCGATGTTGTGCCGGTTGAAGTTGTTTCCGCTACCGATACAACCATTACGGTAAATAGCCCTAAATCGCTCAATACTTCGGGCAGTGCGGAATTGAAGTTTGTTTACTCAACAACATCATCTGCCGCGAAGAACGAAGAGCTGACAGTCATCGGCGCAAACGCGATGAATAGCGCATTGGCGGCGGCTTACTCTACTATTATCGGTGCAGACGCAGCCAGAGAAGGTGCTGATTACCAAAAAGCGACCGCTGTCGGAGCTTCTGCTATGCGAAAAGGTAGTCATTTATCGAGTGTAGCAGTCGGCTATTGGAGTGCCCCTAATATCAGCAGTGAACATTCTGTTTTTATTGGCGATTCCGCAGGTTATCGAAACGTACAAGGCGATGTTTTAAGCGGAAAAATCACAAACTCTATTGCTATTGGCTATAACGCGCGAATCAACGGCGATAACGAAATTCAAATCGGCGGGCAGAATCAAAGGCTTTACGCACCAACAACCGTAAATATCCGTTCGGATAGCCGCGACAAGACAGACATCAAGCCGCTTGAGAAAGGCTTGGAGTTTGTGATGAAGCTGAAGCCTGTTACTGGATACTATGACCGCCGCGATTCATACGTTGACGAGCTTTTCCAAGACCTGCCGGAAGATGAGCGTTCAGAAAAATTGCGTAAGTGGTGGGCGAAGCCGAAGAAAGACGGCCGCCATAAGGAAGATAGACTGAGACACTGGTTTATCGCTCAAGACGTTGCCGCGCTTGAGGCTGAATATGGGCAGTTGCCGATGGTGAATCTGAATTACGACACATACACGATTGAGTATGAAACGTTCATTCCAGTTTTGACAAAAGCCATTCAGGAGCTTACCGAGAAAGTCGAGGCTTTGGAGCGTAAAAATTCCAAATAACCGAAGAGGCCGTCTGAAACATGACGGCCTTTTATTTTGGACTTTTTGATAAATTTGTCAAAAACCCTGAAAGGGGGAACTATGATTAAAATCAAAGCGGAAATTCCGATCATAAACATCGAGATACCGCGCGGAAATGCACGGCGTTTTGAGGTAACGGTAACGGCGGACGGCAAGCCTTTTGATTTGTCGGCCGCTAATTTGAAAATGATGGTCGAGCCTAGCACTGGCGACAAGTTCGAGACTACGGCGAATATCCAAGTGGCTGAAAACGTCCTAACGCTTGAATTTCCGCCTGAATTTTCCAAAGACGCAAAATGGCGACGTGCGAAGTACGATATTCTGAACGTATCAACACGGCACACGCTCATTCGTGGCGAAATTTGCTTACTGGAGGTTATCACGCTATGACGGAATATGTATTTACCCTAACGGACAAAACGCCGGCGGCCGAAATTGACGTTAAGGAAACGGTAATTGCTCAAGGCGCTGGGCAAGATTTGTACGACCGCGCCAAAAAAGAGCTTGGATACACTGGCACTTTTGAGGAATTTCTCGCTACATTCAAGGGCGAGCGAGGCGCAGTTGGTGCTACTGGCGCGAAGGGCGATACAGGCGAGCGTGGGCAAGACGGCGAGAGCGGTAAGTCTGCTTATGAAATCGCGGTTTTGAATGGTTATGTTGGCAATGAGGAGCAATGGCTGGCAAGCTTAAAAGGCCGTGATGGTTCGCCCGGGCTAGATGGTCGGAACGGACTATCAGCCTATGAACTTGCCGATGGTGAGTTGTTATTTGGGACGGTAGGCAAATGGCTTGAGTCGCTCAAGGGAGCAAAAGGCGACACTGGTCCAAAAGGAGCAGATGGCCGCGACGGTGTGGGTATCCCGCAAAAATTGACCTTATCCGGAAACACGCTCACTCTGTCAGACGGCGGTGGAAGTGTAACGCTACCAAGTCAAGCGGCTACAAACGCACCTACTGGACAACCCAACGAGTATGAAATTCACGGCACTGGTATGCCAAACGGAAAGGTTACCGCTCCAGTCGGTACAACCTATGTAGACACAGCGGCTACAAACGGCGCGTTGAAGTGGATAAAACGAACTGGAGCGGATAACCAAGGCTGGGAAGTTTTGACTGGCGACACTGGCTGGCGAACGCTTACTATTGCTTCAAAATTGGGCGCGTCATATCTAAAAGTTAGACGCAAAAACGATACTGTTATGTATCAATTCGGCGGTTTAAGCTGGGGTTGGTTCGGTATCGTGCGACGTGGTGGCCCGGGATATTCTATTCAGCCATCTGACAGGGAGCGGAACGTTTTTATTTTAGGTTTGCAACAAATACCGCAAGGGTTTCGGTCAGAATTTAGTTTGATTGGTGGTATCTACAACGACAAGGGTACGCCGTATGGAACATGGTATTTAGGTGGGGCTGGCGATAGTAACATGCTGCGGTTCCAATTTACCGACCCTGTGCCGACCGACCGAGATATCGGGGACATTCGGGTAAGTTCTATCTTGTACCTGACTAACGATCCTTGGCCGACTAGATTGCCATAATTTTGATGGCTTTTTTCGCAAACGGACTTTTTGATAATTTTGTCAAAAAGTCCTTTTTCTTTGGAGATTGAAAAATGAGTAACTCATTGAAATGGGTTAAATATGTGTTGGAATGGCGGTTTTTGCCTGTACGTTTTCAGAAGTGGCTGTTTGGCACTGGTACGCGTGTAGTCGAGTTTGCCAGTGGACTGTCGTTGATTGGTTATGCCACCGTTTTTGCGTTTTCGCCTGTCGATATTTACGACTGGCCGATTTACTACAAGTTTAAAACGATACCTGAATCTATCCTGATTCCAGTTTTCGGCGGTATCGGCGTGGCTCAACTGTTGGCGATGTACTGGCAGACCTACAAAGGCAACGTCTTTTCGGGTTATTTGCTACTGGTCGCGGCTTTTATTTGGTACTTGACGGCTCAGGCGTTTTGGGGCGCGTTTCCGCCTGCTCACACGGGCATGGTCATTCCGCCGATTCTGTCTTTTTTGTGTATCTTGGCTGGCAATAACTCACTTAAATTCTTATTTTCAAGCGAAAAATTGAAAGACGGCCTAAAGGGGGAATGATGGATTTTTTCCAATTTGGCTATCTGTTTGCCATAGGGGGCGGCATTGTCGGTAGTGCGTGGTCGAGTATCAAAGACCATGACACGGTCGTATCAAGCGCGTTTGAGGCGATTGTATCGGCAGTGGCAGCGGCGGCAGTAGCGGAACGGTTTTTGATGGTAAATCAGGTATGGACTTGTGCAGTTGCGGGCGCGTTTGTCGGCATTTTGACAGGCCATGCGATGGATACCGTCAAAACCCTTGCCCCTGGGCTGATGAAAAAGTGGGTCAAGAAAACGGCTGACAAATTTATCGATAGCAAAGAGTAACAACAGGTCGTCTGAAATCAGACGGCCTTTTTTAATGGAGCAGTAAAAAATGCAAGAGTTGGAATGGATTAAAGAAGCGAAAAAACATCTTGGTTTGAAAGAGATTGTCGGTACGAAAGCGCATAACCCGACAATCGTGCAATGGCTGAAAGATATGGGAACATTCCCCGGTGCGGCGAAATCTTGGTATTTCGAAGATGAAACGCCGTGGTGCGGTTTGTTTGTCGGTCATTGCTTGGGTAAGAGTGGACGCGCGGTCATTAAGGATTGGTACCGTGCGAAAGCATGGGCAAGTGCCGGGCTGGCGAAGCTGTCAAAACCTGCTTACGGTTGCATCGCCGTCAAATCCCGACAAGGCGGCGGCCATGTGTTCTTTGTGGTCGGTAAAAATGCCAAAGGTCAGATTTTGGGCTTGGGCGGCAATCAGGGCAACACGGTGTCCATCGTGCCTTTCAACCCTGCCGATATTGACGGCTATTTCTGGCCGTCCAAATTGGTTGATGGCAAAGCGGTGCAGTCTAGCCCTGCGCCTGAGCGTTATGTTTTGTCATCTGTTACGGCAACAGCCGCGCATGGTGCAAGTGAGGCATAAGGCCGTCTGAACGGGTGATGTGGGTAAATTCCACATCACTTTTTGAGCGGTTGAAAAAGCGAAAACCCCCAAATCGGGGGCTGGCGGTTAGGACTGGTTGATGAGTTTAAGCGCGGCTTTGGCCAAGAATCCGCTGCGGGTCTCGTGATGAATGGCGGTGTATTCATCCACGCGGTCAAGCAGATATTGCGGCCAACTGACGTTAAAACGGGTTTGCTGCTGGCTGATTTTGGCGGGGTCAATTTCAAGCAGTAGCCAAACAGCGTCTTTAAAGTCTTCTTGGCCTTGCAAATCTTGGATATTGCTGGCTTTCAAATCGTCGAACATTCCGTCTTCAATCATGCCGTCGATGTGGAAGTAGGCTGCTTCCTTGGCGTTGGCAACGGCTTCTTCTACGGTCTCGCCGTAAGAAAAGCAGCCGGGAAGATCGGGGACGGTTACGCCGTAGCCGGTATGTTCGTCTTTGTGTAAGGCGATCGGGATTAACATATTCGGGCTTTCTTCATTTTTATAAAACGGGAGGGCGCGTGAGATTACCCTGATTGCAAAAAGGGCGGTGGGTCTCCCCACCGCTTACGCTACTTCAAGCCTGCCTGTTTGTAAATCTGTCTCAACGTTCCTAGCGGCAAGTCTTTTTTCGGATGCGGTACAGTAACACGGCCTTTTTTCTCGGGGTGTTTGTACTGCCGATGACTGCCTCGGGTTGAAACCAGAAACCAACCGTCAGACTCTAGAAGCGCAATGACTTGTGCACTAGTCATATAACTTCCTTTATTGCAACTATGGCAGATTTGCCATGTGTGTATTATTACACAATATCGGTTATTATGCAAGTATTTTGTGTGTATTTTTAGCGAAAGGAAACGAAATGAACAACCAACTGAAATTTGTAGAACGGCAAATCGCCGAATGGGAAGCCAAAAGTAAAGAAGCGAGCGAAAACGCAGACTTTAAAAGCTTTTGAGTTTGCCCAAAGCGAATTGAAAAACTACAAAGCGATGTTGAAAACCTATGAACAGCCTGCTACTTAAAAACTGGAAGCTGATTGCGGTGTTGGTTTGCGCCGTGCTTGTTGTCAGTACATGGCAATACGACCATGCCGCCCAATACAAGCGCGGACGTGAATCAATGGCGGCGGAAATTTCAGGCCGTCTGAAAGATGCCGCGATTGAGAAGGCGAAGCAAGACCGCGAATTGTCCGCAACGTATCAGACCGGCAAAGCCGTGCGAGAAGAGAAAGAAAGGGTGCGATATGTTCAAGTTCAAAAGATTGTCGAAAAGCCTGTTTTTCGGAATACCTGTCTTGATTCTGATGGGCTGTCAGTCATCAATGCCGCCATTGCCGACGGCAATTAAACCGCCTGCCGACCTTGTGCAACCATGCCCGAACCTGCCTAAACTTGAGGGTGGGACAGGCGCGGATGTGTTGCCGTGGTCGTTGCAAGTCATCGGCTTGTACAACGACTGTAAGGCGCGGCATAAGGCGTTGGCTGATACTATTAAATAAAGCAGAAGCCGTCTGAAGCCTTGTTCAGACGGCATTTTTTGCTTACCTTACCGTAGCCTTGCTGCAAATGCCTTTAAGACATAAGGCCATGCGGTCGGAGGTGTCTTTGTCCGCATATCCCCGCAACACTTCGAGGGCTGCGACGGTTCTTTTCAGGCGTGAACGGGTTTCGTGCCAAACCGTCCACATCGTAACCGCCTGTATGTTGCCAAGCTGTTTGAGCGGCGCGGAGATGTCTTTGCCCAATTCAATCATCCATGCGCCGTAATAAACCATAGCGGCAATGTCGGCTAAAGAGTTGCCGTCGATAGGCAGTTTCGGCTTGGCTTTGGGCGGTGTGTCCAACACTTCGCCCGTCAAGCCTGTGTGCAGGGTTAGCGCGTGGGTATAGGCGACGGCTTCGGGCAGCTTCTCGGCGGGGATGTCTTCAATCGCGCCGACGTTAAAGCGTTGGTGTATCATGCCGTAGGCGGTGCTGTAGTCTATGCCTTTGCGTCCGACAAGTGCGGCGACGGCTTGGCGCAATCCGGTACGGTCGTCGGCGGTGGTTTTTTGTCCGACTTGGTAGCCGCCTGTTTTGCGGATGGCGGGCAGGACTTCAGATGTTACCCATTTGCGGAAGGGTTTGACTTCAGGTTTGCGGGATTTAAAAGCGGCGTGATAAAAACCACTTTCGTTGATAACCGATACATCTTGGTTTCCGCCTAGGGTACTCACATTATGAGTACCCTTTTCATCGTTATCCAAGATACGGGTCATATTGTATGAATCACGGTAGCCCAGCATAGCGGCAACCTCTGAAGCGATAAACCACGCTTCGCCGTTTTTGTTGATGACTTGGATTTGGTTTTGGTTGAAATTAAAAGATTGAACTGAATTGTTCATGATGGTTTCCTTTGGTTTTTTTCGAAGTTGCCCGAAACGGGCGGCCGCGAGGTTCGAAAACTCCCAAAGTGAGCCGTGTTTATTCCCTGCTGAAGCAGGTATTGTATTCACAACCCTCGCGGCCATAGGAAACCTTTATCGAAGCAAAACACTAAGGAAACTATGGACGTAAAAATATCGCAGTAACGGTGCGATTCCGCTTTAGGAGGTTTTCGACGCCTCGTGATTGGGAATATAAAACAAAACCCCTGAAAATGCAAGGGGTTCGGTTGCTCAATAATCCCATCCTTTGATAAGTGGTTTCACCAATACAAATCTAGTGCAATTATTGCAGTTATAGCAGGTAATCAGCGGAAATATTGGGGCACTTCCCAGTTTCACGACCTTGCCGTCATATTTTTTGCGGTATTGTTGTGCTGTTTCACAATATTCCATATCCGGTGTGAAGGTAATAGAGACATGTGTAATCCCTGCCTTTTTGCTTTTCTCCCGACTTACCATTTCCCCGGCACGAAATTTGGCAATCCTCATTTCTACCTGAATCGATTTAACATTAAAATCGCTAGGAATGGTTTCATCGGTTGCCAAAGCCTGCTGAATATCGGCATAAATCAAATTGTACCGTTCAGCAGGCGGGTGTTTCCGCAAGTATTTAGCCAATCTCCCAATTTGCTTGTTGGTCAGTTTCTTGGAAAGTTTTAACACTTTCTCTAACTCGTCAATTTCCAACAGCACTTTTTCTTTTGTATTCTTGGCTTTAACCGTAAAGAATGAGAACATAATATAGCGTTATTTCATGTAGTTATGATGAATTTACACTATATCCAATCCAACAATCTCCTGCAAGTCATTTCAAAACCGCCAGTATCTCAGGTGGCCGCCAATACGCCGCCATCAGCAGCACGGCCTCTTCTCATTTATTCTTCAAATATTCCAATAATTTCAGCCATTTAGTGTGAGGCATGTTTGCGAAACTGCTCATACTTGGGCTTGTTTCCCATTTCTGGGCGGTTTTCAGTGCCGATTCCGTTATATCGGCAACATTCTGCTGTGTCAGCCCATATCTTCGGCGCAATGCCTTTAAATTGTTTGGCGTGTAGCCCAATTCTGCATTTTCAATCATCGATAAGCTCCAAAGCTTAATTCTTCACATACCCGCCAAATACTTTTTTGCCCCATTTTAAATCATCAAATTTATCCCAAAATGCTGGCACATCAAGAAAGTAGAATAAATGTTGTTGGCCATCTTTATAAGTCATCAGTTCGGCAGTTTTAATATCTTCGTTTCCGATTTTGATTGATTTCGCTAAAACTTCGCAAACTTTAAACTCTTCGCCATCTACAATTAATAGATTCTGTTCAGGTTTAAATTCTACTTCTTTTGTTTCGCCTGTATTGATTCGGTTGAATCGGGTAACAGTTTCATATTGGCGTTTTACTTCAACTTGTTCAGTTTTAATTACATTCAGGGTGAATTTCATGGCAGTTTCCTTTTGTTGTTTGCTACGATGTGTGTATATTACCTCTTTATATGAGGCAATGCAAGAGGTTTTTTGAATATTTTTATAAGTTTTTGATTTGTATTGATTTAAAGTCATTTAAGCTCAATAAAAAAGCCACCTGATTAAATCAGATGGCCTGTGTCTTTTGTCCCTAAACTGCCCCAATACGTTTTAAGTGATTGATTTATTTATTGTTAATGGTGCGGACGGAGAGACTCGAACTCTCACACCTCGCGGCGCCAGAACCTAAATCTGGTGCGTCTACCAATTTCGCCACGTCCGCACTAATTTGAACCGTGGATTATACACAAGATTAATGGGGGTGCAAAGTCTTGTTTGCTTGAATTTTTCGGCTTATCCCTTATATAATGGTTTATTCCGGCCGTCTGAAAGCAGGGTTTGTTTTCAGACGGCCTCAACTTTACTATTGGTGAGGAAGGGCAGATGCCTGCTTTATTGATTAAAGATTTTTTGCAGACGCAAGGTTTGAAGTTGCCTGCGGATGAGATACATGTTGCTTATTTGACTGCCCAGGCTGTGATTAAAATGGGAAATGCTTCTGTTGAGCGTTCGATTTTGTGGCCGTCTGAAGACGGTTGGCAGTTGGCGGATTATGTTGATGCCGAACATGAATTGTTGCTGAAACAGATTTTTATGGCTTTGGATTCGGTTGCCGAGCGCACCGAGCATTTGAAAAGCGCAGCGGTTTATACAGCGTTTCCGAAAGATGGCGCGTTGTCTCTGGTTCGACTGAGCCGTTGGGGCGTGCCGTTGGAAAATGTGATTCCAATCGACGAGCAGTCCGGACAGGCTTTTTTGGCTGTGCGTACGGCGCAAAGCGGTTGGATGAATGTTTGTCAGAATGTGGCGTATTGGCAGGAAATTGGTGAATTGTCGGACGAACGCAATCATCCCGGTTTGAGTCAGATTTCAGTTCCTGTCTGTATGCCCAGCGGTGCGGTTTTGGGTGTGGTACATGCCGAGTTTGATGTCAAAGACGGCGCGCCCGATGAAGTATTGGTGGCTTGGATTGCCCTTGCCTTGGCGCTGTTGGATTCTTTGAAAAATCTGTTGGGCGTGGCTGAAAGCGAGGAAGCGGAAAATGAGTAACGCGTTGAAGTTTGTCGCGTCATGCCGTTTGCCTACGGAATGGGGCGAATTTACCATGCACGGCTTTGAAGAAGAGAGTGGTCAGGAGCATGTTGCATTGACGATGGGCGATGTTTCAGACGGCCTGCCTGTGTTGTCACGTATTCATTCCGAGTGCTTGACTGGCGATGCTTTATTTTCGGTGAAATGTGATTGCGGCCCTCAGCTTCAAGCAGCAATGCAGACCGTTCAGAAAGAAGGGCGTGGCGTTATCGTATATTTGCGCCAAGAAGGCAGGGGCATTGGTTTGATAAACAAAATCCGTGCTTATCGTCTGCAAGATCAGGGCTTGGATACGGTTGAGGCCAATGTAGCGCTCGGCCTTCCTGTTGATGCACGCGACTTCACTTTGGCCAAGCAGATTTATGATTATCTGCATATTCGTGAAGTCAAGTTGTTGACCAATAATCCTGAAAAAATCCAAACATTGAAAGATTCCGGCATTAATGTGGTCGAACGGATTGCATTACATGTCGGCGAAAATGTGGAAAATGAACGTTATCTGCATACTAAAGCGGATAAATTGGGACATTTGATTTTTGATTGA